GCTATCAATCACCATTCTTTGCCCTGTTGCAGCCGTTTGAATTGTTCCACCAGTAATAACAGAACTTAAAATCGCTCCCATAAAAGTTGTCGTGGAGGCACTCTTATCATATTTTATTCCTTGCCCACCGGCATAGTTTCCAATTATCACATCACCAACTCCCGGATCACCGGCACCTCCGACATAAACGATAAAGGCATTGTTGGCCGCGTCGTCAATAACTTGAACACCGATATTTGCAGAGGGGAAAAGTAATACCCTCGCACCGGAAGCGGCTGACGCATAATTTCCTCCGGCCATTGCGACTTTTGCCGTCGGGTCATATCCCGAACTAAAAGTTGTTGAGCCGGAAATTGAGATATTATCAGCGTCAATTTTTATTCCCTCTATTGAAGCGTTAATTGAAGCGATTACGTTGCTTCCTTGAATTGGAACAAAATTAAGCTGCGTAAGTGTGACCGAGTTGGCATAAATATCCCCGCCGTCAATTTTAGTAAGATCGCTGGAATGCCTCCAATTTGAAAGATAAACAGTACCGTCAATTAAAACTTTGTCGCCGGCTAAACTCACAACATCAGCCGAAGTCACGTCGCGCGGAGTAGCATTTCTTACGGTAGAAAAAGCAGCACTTTCGTTCGCGGAAGTATCAACAGCTTTAATCCAGTAATAATAAATCTGTCCACCGGTACGTCCACCGTCCACAAAATAAGTTGTTTGAGATTTTCCAATCAGCGTGGCAGTGGCACTATCATTGACAGTATTTCTATATATATTGTAATAAGCCAAATCAGCGTCGGTATTATGGGTCCACTCCAAAATAACATACTGTATTCCGCCCGTAGCGGCCGTTGAGGCCACTGTTCCGGGGGCTGTTGCGTCTTTATCAGTTGTCATTGAAACGTTCGCGGAAAAGGCCGAAATTGAGCCAAACTTATTAACCGAGGCAATCCCGAAATCATAAGAAACATTCGGGGTTAATCCCTCAACCGTAATTGTGTTTGTCTTGGCTTCAACGTAAGAATAATAAGTTAGCGCTGTTTTTTTAAATCGGATTAAATAATGATCAAAGTTGGTTGTCGCAATCGCCGTCCAAGTTAAAACAACATAAGAAGTTGAGGACCCGTCGTTTCCCATTGAAACTCCATGAGTGGAAATTGTTAATCCTAACGGTGTAATGTCCGCAGTCGGGTCCGCTATCAAAGCAACATTGCTCACAAGTTGTCCGCCAACATAACCGCCGGAATGATTACCGATAAACTCCATGTCACCGGTGGCAATACTAAACTTAAACTTTGTGGCGTCTGCTACTGATCCGAAATATACACCCTCGGAACTTTGATAATAACCGTCATGAGTGGCGTCAGTAAAAGAAGTTTTACCAAAACGAATTATGCCTCCGATTAAAGTTAAAGAGGAAGCGGTAATTGCTCCGGTCATTGAAACACTGAAAGGAGCGTTGACAAATAATCCGGCACCCAACCAAATACCTTGACTGTCCGCTCTAAAAACATTATCGCCGCCGTCGCCGATATTCAATGTTCGTAAATCGGACAAGAAAGTCCCACCTTGACTTTCGTTGCCGGCAACCGGCAAATCAGCAAGGGGGATATTAACGAACGGATCAATTTGTTTTATTTCAACACTCATATTTTAATTAAAAGTAAACTCCGCCAACTCTATTTCGGGAGCATTATTAACGTTTGCACCAGTGGCCGCATTGCTTTCAACTTTTATTTCAATAACATTTGCGTCCGGTAATGCCTCTCTGCAATAAACTGTTTTACTATCAACATCAATAACAGTGGTTGCCTCAACCCACGCAGCCGCATAATTGTCTTTGTAGTAAATCTTGATAGAACTGTCGTTGGGTAAACTGCGATAAGCTACATATCCGCTTAATGTTTTTTGATCGTTGCGGGCCAAGTTAATTACACGAGTTGAGAAATAAGCTGTTTTTACTTTGGCCGTACCGTCTAACTTATCCACTCCGTAAATTGCGGCCGTATGTATTCCGGTTTGTGTTCCGGTAGTCGCCACACGCCCAGTTGCTCCGCCGGCTATTGCATGAGCAGCAGTGTCATAAAGATTAAAAGTATCGTCGTCAACCGAACGTGCGAAATAAGTTGTTCCAGCCACAATCCCAGTTGGAAGCGCTCCGTCAGTTGCAAACTTTATCGGATCACCATTACTTAAACCGTGGTCAGTTAAACTCACGACGGCCGTTGTGGCAATCGTCACGGTTATCACCGGTTGTTCTTTCCAAGCTACTAACAAAACCGTAGCTGATAATTCCACTGCTCCAATATCAATGTTTTCATAGCGTCCATGTGATAAGAAGTTTTCCAAATTAAGAACTTTTGGATAATTTCTATCATACCCTCCCAAAGAATAAATACCTTGCTTGGCCGGATTTCCACTTTGATTTGATAGTCCGAACATTGGCATTCCAAAAACATTAACGTTAGCGTTCGGGTGAATGAGCCCCTGCTTTGTTAGCGTCCAATCACCGGGAATACGTTTGTAATTTTCTAATTGTGATCCGTTATAAAAATAGATATTTCCTTTGGTCCCAGCATTAACCAAAACCATGTTATCTGTTTTTAAAAAGGCGTTAATTCCAATTTCCGGTATTTCGTCAGAGGTTTGAAAACTATCCCGGGACCAAGTATTCCAGCTAAACAACTCAACCCAAACACGATAAGCGTTAACGAACGTTCCAATTAAAATGTTAGTTAAGATTTTTCCCAAAGATTTTATTCTATATGGCGAGGCCAAGTCCAAGGCATTGTCAGAGAATACTCCGGCGTCAACTTGCGCGAGATATTTCCCGTCACCAACATAGAGAACTTGATTAACTTCTCGGAAAGGGTGAAAATCAGCGTCCGTATTGGTAAAAGTTTGCCAATTATCGTCCCTTGTACTCCATGTCACCGGTGCACCTATCGCCACACGTCCTAAACGGCTCTGCATAGAGTAATAAACATATCCTTGGTATTCGTAAGCGTCTAACACCCCCACCGCCCCAGCAGCGGGCGCCACAGTGGCTTCCAGTGAATATACGCCGGCGCTCGTTCTTTTCCAAACTTTACCGTTAGTTGATCCAAATAAATATGTATTCCCGTCCGAACATGGCAATATCACCTTGACTAAATCGTCAATATATTGTCCGCTTTCTTTGGTTAATTTTTGATTATGCTTTAAAATACCCGGTTCGGAATGAAGATCAAAGCCGGCCATTTCAGCAACGGAGTTTTTTTGGCCTTGGTATTTGCTATCTGCTAATCCGCCAAGGTTTAAGTTTGATATATCTATTTGGTTCATATTATTTTTTTTGGTATTCTTTCGTCAATTATAGTTGTTAATTCTATTATTCTTCCCGATAAAAAATTAACTTTTTCTGTTAAAGCGTCAACCTTAACATCAACGGTATGGGTATGGTTTTGAGCCAAATCCATTGCTTTATCAAGCCGATTTCCAAAATCACAAAACTTCTGATCATTGGCCGCCCTTTCCCATTTCATTTTCTCCTCAATCAATTCGTCTTTCCTTTGTCTTTCTTTTTCGTCCAAGGCCTGCTTTTTATCAAGGTTAATTTGCGGGTTTCTAAAATAATGATAAACGGAAAATATAATGCCTAACATTCCCACTACGAACACTATATTTTCTGTTGTCATTATCTCTTGTGCTGTCATTTTATTTAATTATCGTTCCTACTTATCTTTTTCCACACTCCCTTGATCCTCGCCACCGGGCCCCGTGTTCCAGTAATACGCGGTATTTTTGCCCAAAGTCCGACTTGTATTCCGTTGAGAACTAATTTTATTTTAGCCCAATCAACTACAACTCTTTCAATTAGCATTCTTATTCTTAATGTATTAAAACTATCACCCACATTCAAAGAGGAAGTAAAAATCTTTCCCGACTGTTTTAACATTGTTCCGACTATTTTGATTGCCTCGTTAAATGAAGCAATAAAGAGCCGGCTAAACGCTCCCCCAACCAAGATTACCTCAATAAAAGTTTTTAAAGAAGCATTGATTGAGGTTGATATTACTTGTATAGTTTCAAGGAAAATCTTACTTGATTGACTGACTATGGTGCTAATAACTCGTACTGTTTCTAAAAATGTTTTAACAATTATTTTTTTAAAGATAACCACCACTCGGATTGTTTCGGTAAAAACCTTTGATAATTGATTTATGAAAATTGATATAATCTTAATTGTTTCGGTAAATGTGCGCGCAATCACCATTCCAACAAGATTACCGGCAATAATAACTTGCTCCACTAAAATCTTTAAATAAATAAACATTGTCGTTATCGGTTTTTCTATTGCCAAAATCACCTCCAAGAAAGTTTTGGCAATTTGCTTTAAAATAGAGGAATTAACTTTTATCTGCTCCACCAACGTCCTCGCAGCAGTCAAAACATTTGAAAGAGAATTGATTGATACTTTGACTATTTCGGTTAATGTCTTTTTAAGTGTGGCAATCTTAGAAAGAACCGGGACCACTACCACTATTTGTTTCAGTGTTTTCCCTGTTGCCTTGATCAATTTCGGAACAACTTTAATAAATTGGAACAAGATTTTACCGGATAATTTAGTTAGTTTTGGTATTACTTTAATAAATTGTGAAAGTTTTTTACTTGTACTTTTAACTAATTTCGGAACAACCGCTACTATCAACAAGAATGTTTTAGCGCCTGTTTTTTTAAGAGTTGAAACTACTTTAATGAATTGACTTAACGATCGGCCCGGGTATTTTTTAAGATTTGAAACAACGTTTACGATTTGGGATAGTATTTTGTTGGGTAATTTGGTAAATACAGGAACCACCTTTATAATATCTGTCAATACTTTGGTTGTCGGTCCCGCCGTATATGTGATTATTATTGCTCCTTGTGCTCCATACCCTCCATTACCGTCATATCCTCCGTTATTAGCACCACTTCCTCCTCCTCCTCCCAGACCGGCACTTCCTCCATTTCCTCCGGTATAACCATACGCAGACCAACCTCCACCGCCACCTCCTCCGGGGCCAACATTTCCAGTCATAAAACTTTCTGTGGATCCGCCACCTCCGTTCATGCTCGTTCCCGAACCGTCCCAATTACCACCAAAACCTCCTCCGCCGTTAGCAGCGGGCGTGCCACCAAAACCAGACGAGGGAACCCCTCCGCCACTTCCACTTCTATTATTTCCACCATATCCATTTGTCGCTCCATTAGCACCTCCGTTAGCACCACCACCTCCTCCGCCACAAGTTCCGCCGTTGCCACCATTTCCACCGACACCGTTAGGACCGCCGGCACCTCCGCCACCACACCCAGCTTGACTTGTGGGAGTAGTTCCTCCATTGCCACCATTATTTTTTGTGGTTCCCGTTCCGCCTGTTCCACCCGTGCTACCATTAGCACCGGATTTTCCTCCTTTCGCGATAATCACATTAGTATCCCAGTGAGTTTCACCTCCGTCAGTTGGTTCACTCGTAAAAGCTACACCCCTTGTTCCGCCTGTTCCAATTTGTACTCCGTTAACAGTAGAACCAGAAGAATAGGCAACTGATTTTGCCGCATACTCACCGCCACCTCCAGCTTGTCCGCCATAATCACCCGCTCTACCGCCTCCACCCCCACCCCAGCATTCAACGGTAATATCGCTTCCGTCTGTCGTGGCTCCGGCCCAAGATGTACCTGATATTATGTAAACTTTCATAGTCCTAATTTATTATTAAGAAAACCTTGCATTTCAACTACACCCTGAAATCCCTCAATTTCTTCACCAAATAACATAAAAGTTTCGTCCGGCAAAAGACGTGGACCTGCTCCGTTTAATGTCCATTCTTCTAAATCGTTTTCCGGCACAATCATACTTCTGATTTTTCCGGTTGCTGTTTCGTAAATAATTCCAATCATGTTTTTTGAATATATTTATCCACGTCCTCAATCGCCGCTTCCAAAATTTCCTTAAAATCATTCAACTCTTTTTTTCTTTCAATGTTTAATTGAAAACCAAGGTGCAGATTATTTTTATTATAACTAAATGGTTTAATCGTTCCGGTATTTTCTCTAATTAAAATATCTTTTAGAGGGCTGGGATTATTTTTTTTAAATGGGTTCATAATTTTAATTTTTAGGTTGTTTACCAAGATTTTCTGATAATGTTATCGCGCCTTTCATTGGTTCGTTTAGTGACGGCCATTCCTCACCCTCTTGCTCAAATCTCACAAACTTCGGTTTTCCCAAGTGTACCGGTCTGATCCGGGTATCAATCCAAATCTCAAATCCCTCCTCTTTTGCGCGCTCACTAAAAGACATATCTTCACTGATATTCCTTAATGTGCAGCCGTGTTCTTTGGTGATATGAGTTTCGTGTAAAAACTCAAACGGACGTCCATTATGCTTAATAAATAACGGCTCAAAGGCCGATTTTTTTAAAAGTAAGCAAGCTCCGCCAGTTGCGTCCACGGACTGCAAGTGTCCCTTTGAATTATCAAACCCCTCTAACGAGCGATATTTCTTAATGTTCTTCCCGTCGCCGATATAGAAATCAAACTTTTCAAAGCAGCAAAGAGCGTGTTTACCGTTTTCCCGGGCCGTGCGCGTAAGCATTGGCGCTCCGACAATATCTTTGTCGTCCTCAATTAATTTGACCAAGGTGTCCGGGGGTAATACTCCGTCGTCGTCTGCAAAGAAAACATAATCAACCTGCATACGGATAGCAATTTCAAGGATATAATTACGAGCCGCGTCAACTGATTGTCGCTCAACTATCAATAAACTTGTTGGACAAGGCCTTGTCAATTTAAAAAGACCGTCCACTACATAGGCCGGCATAACTCCCGATCCACACGGTATTCCTATTAAGATTTTTTTATTTTGTAGATTTTCCATGTTTGGCGATTTATTATTTTAATTATTTTTTTGACTCTACTTCTGCCTCCCTAAATAAGAGAGGCAGGATAGAGCCGAAAAATCAAGCAGTGTCAACGTCAATTTTCCATGTGACCTGCAAGCTGTCACCGGAAACAACGTTAATTGCGGAAAACACTTGCCTTGCAAGTAATGTTCCGGTTGAGGCAGCATTCAAAACTCCACTTTCCGTTATGGCGAACGTGCCGCCACTGGTAAAGTTAAAAGTATTTTGAAGCTGTGCTGTATCGCCGGCGGTATCGGTTGTCACCACAGAAACAGACGAGTTCGCTCTTGCTCCACCCGAGGTCGTGACCTCGTTTACAAGTTGCGTATCAGCGTCCGCGGCTGCGGTTGTACCAGTACCCAAAGCGATATATGTATAAGCGGCCGGTGAACCGGAACCATTTATACGAGCAGCAATTCCGGCCACTCCGACGGTAGTGATTAGATTGCTAACCACCATTTTATCCGCGTAGTGTCCGAACAAGCCCGGAACCAAAGACGTTGGGGAAACAATGCCTTTCTTTAACAACCATATAAACAACTTGTTCGGTTGAAATAGAGGTTTAACATTGCCGTCCTTGTCTTTTAAAACGTATTCTACGTTTTCCTTTAAGCCCATTTTGGCAGATTTAGATAATATGCTCATTTTGAAACTTAATTACGTTTATTATTTGGCGGGTTTTTCGGCCTTTTTGTTAGATTTGCCGCCAATTTCCTCACTTTCCTCACCCTTTAAATTGGACATGATCAGCTCGGCTTCGGCTTCCGCTTCCATGCGGGCTTGTGTTTCTGCTGCGAGAGCATGATCATTTTCGTACATTTGGGGATATGCTGCGACGTCAGCTCGGATTTGTTCCTCTGTGGTTCCCATAGGGAATGCCAAGCGGCGATCCGCAACTTTCTTTCCGTCAAGCAATATGTCAAACCAAACGTCCATGTACGCTTTGTTATCCGGCAAAGAAAACTCTTTGCGGGCGTCTGTGATTTTAGCTGTGTAGGGCATTTTGGTTGTCTTAACTTTACTAATTGACGAAAGTTTAGTATTCGCTTCCGTCGTTGTAAGGCGCTTGTGGAGCAGTTGTTCTGTCCATATTGGCGTCTTTCATTGAATTGATTGCCATAGCCAAGTCCACCTCATACAACTTTTCCTTTTCGGAAAGAGGCATGGGGCGATCCTTGCTGGATTTATAAGCAATAGATAATCGTCTTGCCAAGAGTTCGTGAAACTGTCGCGGGAAACCATGAGAGTAATCGTCGGGCGGAGTGGACATATCCTCACTTGACGATAAGTCAGTAAATTCGGCCGGAAATATGATTGACCAAAGTTTTAATCCGTTAGTGACGTCAATAATAGCGTCACCGGAAAGAATAAAAATAGATTGGTCCCAAATATCAAATTCCGGGGCTCTATCTGAATAAGTAGAGCGGATTGTGTCCTCGTCCGTAGTCTTATTGTATATAGTTAAATCTGTTTCATTTAATTTTACCCAATAAGTCCCGTCCAATTTTGCCTCAATATATTTAATGCGCGACATTATCTCGGCAGGCAAATCATATTCGCGTTGTCCAGCTTTTAAGTCACGTTCAAAACGTAATCCAAAATAATCCTCACCTACTTCCTTGCTGATCATTGCGGCAATATCATTTTTAAAGATGTTTGCCAAGATTAACATATCAGCGTCAGTGAAAGTCGTTGAGTTTGATTTTGTGTAGTAGCGGACTAATTTTGCGAAATCTGTAAATATCATATTCTTATAAGGCGATTTCCAATTACTTTTTTACATTCCGACGAAACCGTAAGCGTTAACGATAAAGCTATCAACGCTCGCAGCGTCCAAATCAGTTGTTCCGGGAACCCACGCTGTTCCGGCTCCATTAAGAACAACACAGTACCCAACATAAAATTCGTTTCTTTCAAGGGTACCTTTGGCAATCTGCGAGATTTTTCCAAGAGTAAATACGTCACTATCTTCATTATTGGCTACCCAACGCAATGAAATAGCGCTTGTGCTTCTACTGATAGCACCAATAAGCGTATATATTCTTGTTCCTTTGGCTGCTAAATCACCCGCCACTTCTCCGTTCTCTCTCAATACTCCTACAAGAGTGGGGCAATCTTGTGCAGTGAAAGGCGCTGAAATCAATCCGTCCGCTTTGGCTTGGAAAGTTGCTCCGATTGTATAGGTTTTTTTCCCACTGTCTATTGCCAGAGTAGGATTGCCCATACAACAATTTTCTTGATAATTCTTTTCCATGTTTGTATCAGCTTAAAATTAATTATACTTAACCAAGAGTATCTTGAACATCTTGGTTTCGGTCAAGACGCTTGTCTTGCCCTGCCGTCATTTGAATTTTGTATTTTTCCGCAATCAAATTGGCGACAGCTTCCGGCAAATCAATCCTCACTCCCTTTTGAATAGTCAGCCGATAGCCGTTAATTTGCACTGTTTCGGCTGCTCCGGCTTTTTCGCCGGGTCCCAAGGGGATAATCATAGCGAGTTTTGGTTGTTTTGCGAGAATTGCCTTTGTATGGGCAACAATATCATTGTTCCTTTTTACGGTTGGATCGTTAACTTTTCCCGAACCCATAGGGGCTTCCGGCTCTTTTTCTTTTTCAGCCGGCTTTTTGTTTTGAGGAGTTTCTATTTCCTCACCGGGATCACCTCCCAATAATGGATCAATTTTTTTAGATTTTTCTTTACTCATAAAAGTATTTTCCAATTAATTATTATAATTAAGGGCTTTGGCGTTGTTGCCTTTTTAAAGGCAGATGTGTTAAACGCCAGCGCTCTCAATCCTTTGGATAAAGTCCTCATTAAGGATTTTAGCAACAAAGGTGGCTTTCCAGCCGGAGGTTGCACGTTGGTTTAATGGATCGGCTGTACCAGCTGAACCAAGTGGCTTCACGATGTTTTGTAATGCAAGTCCTGAAACTCGGGAAATACCGTATGCTTCCTGTCCGAATATCAGTGTGCAATAAACATCAATACTACCTGTACCAGCGTCCTCTTTAATTTTGGCGTTAACTGTTTCAACGAAACGGATTTTTGTACCGTTAGCGCTGTAAGAGCCAACTTCACCCTCCATTACGTTTTGCTGTGCACTGTATTTTTCAACAGGTGTCCAGCCGGCGCTTGCTCCCAAAGCTGCGATTTTAGCGGTAATGACCGGGTGGACAATACCAATAAAGCAAGCTGGGATTGGAGTTGTGTTATAACCAGTAGAAGCGTTAATTTGGCGAGTGATTGGCCTCGCTTTATTTAGCTTCAAATTAAGAGAAGCACTGTCTAAATTGGCCAACGTAATAACGTCACCAGCGGCAACTTCGGATGTTTGGGTATTGCCTGTACCGGAATAAATTACTCCTGTACCAGCGGCCATAATATCCCTACAAAGCTGATCAAGAGTATCACCTGCTTGATCACCTTGTACTTCGGCTGCGTCTAAAAGAACTGCGTCCTCACTTTCGTAAGTAAGCACGTCGGAAACTGTAATATAATCACCGTATTGTTCTACGTCTGCGGTTATATCAGTGACCGACAAATTACTACCAACAGGGGTAATACCCTCCATTAGTGGAGTTTTTGCGGCAACCAGATTACCATATCTGCGGAACTTAATCGTTTTTGTTCCCGCCTGTTTAGGTAAATCTTTTACCTGTGCCCAACGTGTATGAACGAATAGTGCGACAGCCCTCAATAAAAGCGACTTGTCGTAAAATGCGCTCACTTCCGCTGGAATGTCTGTTCTTGTGTTCATGTTCGGCATTGTTAATTATTTTGATTATAGATAAGTCCTATGCTTCGCCGCGTCGGACTTTTTCTTGCCTCGCTGCAAACTCCGCTTCGGTTAAGTCGGCAATAGTTTTTCCACCCTCGCCTCCGCGGTTTGATCCGCCTCCGGTTTGAGTGTTCTTTGCTTTCTCGTCCGCTGCTTTTTGACGTTCTGCTCCCAATTTAATGAGCGCCGGTCCGGCAACTTCATAAAATATACTCTCAATGGGCAACTGCCTACGAGAGGGGTGCTGCATGAAGCGACGTACCTTTGTTTCAAATGGTTTGAAATCGGGATTTTCTGCAAGGAAAGAGCCAATTTCTTTTTCGTCGTCTGCTGCAATCGTTTTGTCAATGATTGGAGCGAAGTTTTTGGCAACAACTTTATTGATCATTGCTTCGTCCTCCGGGTTAACTTCGTCGTCGTCACCGGCCTCACCTCCCTCGCCTCCCTTGTTATCACCGGCCTTTAAGTCGGCAATCTTTTTCTGTTGGCGTTGAATAATGAAGTCCTTGGTGGACATACGAGATTTAACTGGTGGTTCGGCTTTGTCGTCGTTGTCACCGGGCTTAGGGTCTATGGGGGGCTTTGGCTGTTGATCGGCCTTTGCGGGGTCTTTCTCACCGTTCCCTCCTTGATCACCTTTGTCGGCTCCCTCTTTTCCGACTGGGTTTGGAGCATTATTATCGGCTGCTCCGGGCTCGTTGTTCTCGCCGGCAATAGGTTCTTTTTCCCCACCGTCAGCGGCATTAGGTTCTTCTGGCATATATTTTATTTATTTACACAACTGGCGCGAAATGCCGATAACGCGTTTCGTTGGATATTATCTCGTCTGAACGACTAAATCAGACGGCAGAGCTACTTGCGAAGCTCGGTGGAATTGCCCACTTGTAGGATAGGAAATCGCCAAAGCCCTCCCATAGTTAAGCAATTCTACTGAACTTCGCAAAGAACTGTTGCGATTTTTTATTATGAACTATTCCTCTGTCACCCAATCAATTCTGGCACTTTCACTTTCCGGGTCTTTTCCGGCTGCCTTGACAACAATGTTAACTGTAATTGTTTCAAAATTTGTTTCTTTTATTTGCTCAACATAGATCAAAGCTGCGGCCATGTTTTGAAAATTAGCTGAATGGTTAATCCTCATTGGTTTTATTTTTAGCTTTAATAATTTCCTCGTTGGTTTTGAAATATGGGTCAAAATCCTCGGGGACTTCTTCTGTTTCCTGTACGACCTTTATATAATTTGCAGGAGTATCACGAATATCAATGTTCAAACTTCTTTTAATACGCAATGTTTCAACTTCGGCGTCACTCAAATCAATCTTTGTCACCGGGTCCCTTTTTTCCAATATCGCTTGTTCCAAGAAAGCAATGTTGTCGTTAATGTTTTTTACAATAATTGCCCAGCCCGGGTTAACCTGTAAATCCATTAAAGCAGCAATAACGTTCGTGCTTTCCGTTTCCGCCTTACGTTTCTTAATCGGTATAACTATTATCTTTTTATCTTTTGTTTTTGTTTTAGACATAATTTTATTGTCCCGTTGGTAATGGGCGGCCACTCATTTTTTGGCCTGCCATATTAGCAAAACTTACTCCCGGCGATCCGGCCGCTCCGGCTTCTTCGGGATTATCCGGTCTATTGCGAGCCATATCAAACTCGGGTTTTACTCTCTTTAACATCATGGCTTTTTTATGCGCTTCAATGTGCGCGTATTTAGCCGGAGTATCAGTAGCTTTGTTGTGAATAACCATGTGGATAAAGTCGTCGTCGGAAACTTCTACTTGCTCAATCTTGTTAATGTCAAGGTTTTTATTCTCGTCGTCAGCATTCATTTCGTCTATTGTCGGAGGCAACACTTGATCAACTTCGTCTTTACTAAAACCGGACAATCTTCCAATCTTTCTTAAAGCAAAGCGGGCATTAGAGTTTTGTGGATCAATCGCCAAAACATCTTTCAAGAATAATCTGTATTGCTGTAATTCGTTGTATTTAATTGCGTCAGAGACATTCTTACTTTCAACTTTAACGTCCGGGTCAGTGTTAGCGATAATGTTTTCCTTGGTTAATTTCCTCCACTTGGAACCCATCGCTCCCACAATACGGATAACCTTATCGTCAATATCGTTCTCAAAGTTTTGTTTATAAAGTTGGTAATACTGTTTCCAAAATCTTTTTTCGGACCAACCAAATATCCTTGCGGCCAAAGAATAACGAGTATCAACCTTTGAAGCAATCAAATTAGTTTCACCAAGAGGCCTGCTTTTCTCTGATTGTACTCCTTGTTGAATATCCGGGGTGGCCGTAGCTTTTTGCGCGGCAGTATCTAAAACTTCCATAATCCAGTTCACTTCTTGTTTGACGGCTTGTCTTTGGATTTCTTGAATTGATCCAGTCGGATTTCCGTCAACTGGAATATGCTTATTAAAGTCAACAGTTAAATTGCCACGGTTTTTAATTTTATTCGTGTCGTATAAATATGTCGGGTGTAGTCCGAGCTTAATTCCTTTTATTCCCAAGTTTTGTAAAACAGAACGAGCACGTTGTTTGTCCTCAACCAAGTCGGGAATACTTACTCCGTCCCAGTCGTGAGAAATTGGATAGATAACACGGTCATTGATTGGCCAAAAATCACCTTGTATTTCACTATATCGGATTACTCTTTTTCTATTTTCAGCCAAAGTCACGACAATTTTCTTGCCCTTGTAAATAGTAAACCACTCCAAGGCCCTGTAATTAACATTGGTTCCGGTTAGATTTTCAAACTTACTAACTGGATCACCTAAACCTTGCGCCATAGCACGAGCGCGCATATTAGCGTCAAGCAAAGAACGAACGTCACCACTATCGGCTTTTAAATCTTTATAGTTAAAATATATCCCGGCTTTATCCATATCGTCCTTGGATAAAAGTATTTCACGGCCACCATGCCTCATTGCTCCTCGCCCCTTACGGTCACCATTAACAGATTTAGCATGCGGATCGCGCAACCAAGTCATGGGGTCAATAATTTCCGGCACCGGACATTTCAATTTTCTGTCAAACTCCATATTCAAACAAAGTCCACGGCCAAAGAATGAAGCGTCCCAGTCCCACTCGTAATCCAAAATATCTTTTTCCATTTCGTCGTAATCGTAAATGGCCAAAGAGTTAAGATTTTCGGCCGTTTCCTCGTCGCCGCTTTCTCAGCCCTCAAAATTAACATTCAATCTATCGTTGTATAAAGAAGCTAAAACAGTTTGGTGAATAGTAAAAAGCAAAGGATCACCGATTGCCTCTTTATCTCTTTTTTGATTATTGTAAACTTTCAAACGCACTGCCCATTCGTCAATTTTTGGTTTCATAAACCACCAATCCAACTGATACTCCGGTTCAATTTGTTTAATTAGTTCTGAAAAATCCCTGTTTTCAACAGGGCCATTTTCCTTAACCTCAATTTCTTTTGGTTCTACTTGTTCGGCTTGATCAATTTTCTTTGTTTTTGGCATAATGGAGTAGCGATTTCCGATTATGCGTTTTTAGATTTATTTTGTTGTGCCCAATCAATCGTTGTTTCTGCTAACCTCCTTAAATGTATCAAAACTTTTTGCGTTTGTTGAGTGGAAAACATTGTCTTTTCTATTCCCAGCCAATAAAGCAACCTGTTGTATGGAGTTGGATTGACGTTGACGTGCGCGGTATAGAGTTCCCCGCGGATCACTGTCAAATACTCAAAATGCTCGCCAAAATTCCTGTAATAAATCGGGCACTTTTTATAATTGTCAACCTTGAATGTGTTAATTTTCATTAAATTGATTTCCTTTAATATATTATACAAATAATCGTAAACTACTGTCAACTATTTTAGTGATCGTACGGGTCATAGTTTGGAGTATCGTCTTGCTGAAAACTCCCGGTGGCCGGCATTGGAATAAATTGCGGCTCTAAAATAAGAATACGGCCTATGTCCTCAATCATGTGATCATCTTTATCCACGGTTGTTTGCTTCTGATCCTTTTTCTCGGCTGCTTTACCACTCCATTCGTCCCAGCGCAAGTGTTCAAACTCGTAAATTGTTCTATTGCAACTATCAAAAATATAAAGTTCCGGGTATTTAATATATTCCTCGGCGCCATTGAGATTTACTTTTTGAAAAGTCAATGCGTCCTCAATCCTTTTGTCTGATATGGTACGGGTTTTAGTTGCCGGTAAGTAATTCAAACTATAATCACTTAATTTGTCTGCCAAAGTTTTGCCGGGTGGATCAGCGTGTTGGTCAACATTAAAAGCAGCGGGTTCTAAAATCTTTCTTTCCACTCGGTACATTTCGTTTTTCTTTTTAATACGTTGTGCCAGCTCCTCGGTTCCTCCGGCACACTTTTCCCACAGTTCGTCAATCACAAACTTGCGGCCCTTGCGATCAACTGCAATCCAAATCCCAGCGTCATTAACGCGCGGGTGAGTATCAAGAGCATGATAAACACAATAATCTTTTTCTGTAATTTCAAACGGCCTAATAACATGCACGGCTCGGCTAAATTGTTTATAGCGCAATCCGATTAAGTGTTGAAACTTTCCATAAATACGCGCTTGTTTTTCGTCCTCGG